ATCAGAGAGGATTAGACTCTTATCAAGAGAACGACCAAGCTACTGCTGAACAGTGGGCATTTGCTCGTGTTAACTCTTTCATGTCTGGTGGCAAGAATACAATCGAAGAAGATGCTGATCTATACGAGAAGAGATTCGCTCCGTTCGGTGCATTGAAGTTTGATATCTTATCAAGAATCAGACATAAAGATTACAAAGCCGCAATGAAAGATATGATACAAGCTTTCAATAAAGATAAAGGCTCACACGACATTAGTTGGTACGCAAATAAGATAGCTAAGATATATAGAAACGTAGACGGCAGACAGCTAGAGAAGATGTTCGTTAAAGAGTTTCCGTTGAAAGCAGAGGAAGCACCTTTGCATCCACACGAGACAGCTAAAGCGTATAAGAAAGATACACCGGGTCAAAGCGTAAACGAAGCAAAGCAAGACTCAGATATCAAAGACAAAGAAGGTACACAGCCTGCTAAGTATTACACTGGGCTAGCAAAGTCAACTAAGTCAAAACGAGATGCACACTTCAAGAAAGGTGCTAAAATGGATGATGATAACCCTGCGGCTTATAAGCCAGCACCGGGTGATGCAGAAGCGGAGACAAAGATGTCTAAACACACCAAGAAGTTCAAGCAGATGTATGGCGAGTCTGTGCAACTAGATGAAGATGCTACTAAGTCGTTAAAAGACAAAGCAGAGAAGTCTGGAATGCCATATGGTATTCTAAAGAAAGTTTATGATCGTGGTGTAGCCGCTTGGAGAACTGGTCACAGACCAGGCACTAACCCACAGCAATGGGGACTAGCACGAGTAAACTCATTTGTAACTAAGTCTTCAGGTACTTGGGGTAAAGCAGATGCTGATCTTGCCAAGAAAGTTCGTGGAGAAGAAGTAAGTCTAGACGAGATGTTCGAAGCAGACTTCGCTGAACAGATCGATCTACAAGCGGGTATCAATGATCCCGGTATCTTCAAAGCAGTATTTCTAGCAGGTGGGCCAGGTTCTGGTAAGTCTTTCATTGTTGGTAAAACAGCATTAACCACATTTGGTTTAAAGCTAATCAACTCTGATGATGCGTTTGAGGTTCAGTTGAAAAAGATTGGATTAGACACTACCCCAGAAGATATCTTCAGCCCTGCGGGTCAAGCAGTTCGTGGTAAAGCGAAAGCATTGACTAAGTTGAAGCAGAAACTAGCATTGAATGGTCGTCTAGGAATCATCGTTGATGGTACTGGTAAAGACTTCGATAAGATTAAAAAGCAATCAGATGAGTTGAAGCGTATTGGTTACGAAACTGGTATGATCTTCGTTAACACTGATCTTGAGACTGCACTACAAAGAAACAGAGATCGTAAGCGTACATTGCCCGATGCTGATGTAGAGAAGATGTGGAAAGCAGTACAGAACAACATTGGTAAGTTCCAAGCATACTACAAAGAGAAGTTCATTGTTGTAGATAACAGCACAGGTGCTGATTATAACGCTAATGTCATGAATGCTTATAGAAAGATGGGCGCATGGATTAAGACTCCTGCAAAGACTCCACAGTCTAAGAAGTGGATTGCTCAACAGAAGAAACATCGTGGCATCAAAAAATGAAACGATTTAAGTTATTCATAGAAGAAGTAACACAGAAGCAATTAAACGATCTTGAGAAGTTTGCTGATCGTTTACTAGCCAAGTTTGATGTTGATGTAGAGTTTACACGACACTTCGCTGATCGTATGAATGATGCACGAAACAAGCCTGCTATCACAATTGCTGAGTTACAGAGACTGTTTAAGAAGATTGCTAAGAACAAAGCAAAGAACATTCGCCAGAATCCAGATAGTGAAGCTGTGATCAAAGATATGCAGAGTGATCTTAATCTACCTGTTGTAATCAATTATGACAAGAAGAAAGATGAGTTTGAAGTTGTTAATAAGACTATCATGCGTAAGAAGAACTTCGGTACTTCAGACAAGGTATTTAATGTATGATGCGATTTAGAGAATTTGTCGTAGGTATGCCGACTCCCGATGAGACAGACGGAATACTACGATCAAAGATGCCACAGATTTCTAAAAAGGATTATGATGCTTACATGGCGCATATGAAGAAAGCTGGCATACGCTCTAAAGCAGTGAAAGCAAAGACTAGTAGTTTGAAAGCTATACAGAAACAGTTTTCAACACAAGGAATATTACAGTCTATTGGTAAAGTCGTAAAAGACCCCAATATGAATAAGAAAGCAATACTGATAAGTAAAGATGGATATGTTATTGATGGTAATCATCGTTGGCTAGCCGCAAAGAACACGAAAGTAAAAGAGATAGATGCTATTCAATTCGATGCTACTAAAGACGAAGTTATGCAAGCAACACTAGCATTTCCTAAAGTTAAATTTAAAAAACATGGACAAAATTGAGGTCATATTATGAAACTGAGTAAGAATTTTTCTTTGGCTGAGTTTACAAAAAGCCAAACTGCTGAGAGAAAGGGCTTAGATAACACACCAAAGGGTGAGCATCTAGAAGCCGCAAAGATTTTATTCGAGAAGGTTGTACAACCTGTTCGAGAACACTTCGGCCCCACAGTAATCAATAGTGGTTACAGAGGACCTGAGTTGAACGAAGCTGTAGGTGGTAGTTCTAAATCACAGCATTGTAAAGGGCAAGCCGCAGACATCGAAGTACCGGGTGTAGCGAATGGTGATGTAGCAGAATGGATCGTAGAGAACTGTGATTTTGATCAGTTGATTCTAGAGTTCTACACGCCAGGTATTCCAGATAGTGGCTGGGTTCATGTATCATATGTGAGTGAAGAAGATAATCGCAAGAGCATTCTTACTGCATCACGAGTTGACGGTAAGACACAATACAGCGTAGGAATTAATACATAAGGAGAACGATATGTTCGGTTTGTTTAAAAAATTAGGCAGAAAGCCTGCGGAGAAAAAAGGTGAAGAGAAGAAAGCTAAAGCACCTAAAGCTAAGAAAGCTAAGTCAACTAAAAAGAAGGCTTCTCCAAAGAAAGCGGTAGCTAATCCAGTAGCAACTGCACAAAAAGCGTTAGGTTTGCCAGAGACTGGTGTTATGGATTATACAACACAATCTAAAATTCAAAAGTTTCAGATGTTGAATGACTTACCATTAACTGGTGAAGCAGACGAAGAGACTTTAAAGAAATTAGGATAAAACTATGAAAGATTTTGTTAACTTTATTGCTGAAGATAAAGACCCAAACGAGTATGACAACGAAGGTGAAATGGCTAAGGGTCAACTTCGTACTGTTATGTCTGCCGCAGAAGATTTGATGAATCTACTTGATGACGAAGATAATCTTCCAGAGTGGGCTCAAGGTAAAATCACTAAAGCAGTAGACTATCTTGATTCTGTAAGAGATTATATGAAATCTGATGCCGAGAAAGATATGAATGAGCATTTCCAAATGGCGTTTGAAGATGCATAGATTTAAGCAATACGGCAAGATCGAAGAACTCGAATACGATGTGGTTGTAGAAGAGTCTGAGTATGAAGGTCGTAAAGTGACCCTTAATGATCCATTTCGTCTTCCTACTGGATCCAAAGCTAAGTTTGGTGTGTATGTGAAGAACGATAAGGGTAATGTAGTTAAAGTAACTTTCGGCGATCCTAACTCTGAAATTAAAAGAGACGATCCTGCCAGAAGAAAAAGTTTTAGAGCGAGACACGGTTGTGACGTAGATCCTGGTCCTAAGTGGAAAGCAAAGTATTGGTCCTGCTATCAGTGGAGAGCAGGCGCAAAAGTTGATAACTGATAAATAGTAGTAATAACAATTAAATTCTAGGAGAATTAGAAAATGTATAAGAAACCAGAAGACATCTCGCCATTGCCCTCAGGCATGATGGATGCGTTCGATAAAGCTGTAAATAATCAGATGGGTAACTATAATGTTGCTCAAGAGGCACCTGCACCAGAAGCACCATCTGCTGAAGCCGCTATTCCAGAGCAACAAGTAGAAGAAAGTGTAGAAGTATCTGAAGGCAAACTAAATGTATCTGGTTATGCTGGTTCTGATGCTGGAGGAGATAATCCAAAGAAATTTGGCATTAAAGTTAAAAAAGTTGGTTCTGGCATGTTCGGAGATAATGTTGAAATGACTGGCCCTGATGCTAAACTTATTAAGTTTGCTATAGCAAATCTTGGTGTTGATAAAAAGGCTAAAACATTAGCTGATGTTCAAAAACAAGTAAACGAGAGTTATGAGCAAAAAGTAGCTGAAGACAACACTAAAGAGAAGTATCGGGAATCAGGCAAAAAAGCTGAAAAAGAAATGAGTAAAGACGTTAAAGCATTAGCATCGGAAGACGCATCTAATGACAAGTCTGACGATGGTGAAGGTCTTGATAAAGCAGATCCTAAAGCCGCTAAGAAGAAGTTCAAAGATCGTAAAGACAAAGACATCGACAACGATGGCGACTCTGATGATTCTGATGAGTATCTTCATAAGCGCAGACAAGCAATCTCTAAAGCTATCGATAATAAAAAGATGCAAAATGAGTCTGTCAATGATGAGCAACTTGACGAGTATGTTGGCGGTATTGGCAAAAAAATCAAATCAAAAATCAAACAAAAAATTGGTGGTTTTGCGAAGAAAGTTGATACCGGTTCATATAGAGATGATAAAACACGAGTAAAGACTAATAATGATAGAAGACTTGACGACTCAAAAGAGAGATCAACTTATAATCGATTAGTTGCTCTTCATGTTAAATTAAACACTATGATTGACCAAGATAAGAAGCATCCAGAGAAAGATAAATATCTTGATGATCTTGGTAAAGAACGGAGAGACAAAGTTAGGGCTGACATTGCACGTTGGGCAGCTGATGTTAAGCCTACTACTGCTAAAGCCGCAGCCGCAGACGCAAAAAGAAAGCACTATAATAGCGGTATTAATGTTCACACCAATGAATCTGTCAATGAGGCTAAATTTGGTGATAATGATCTTGTTCATATTGCTAAAGCAAATGTGCGTGGAAATAATAATCCAAAGACTGATAAAATTATTGGTTATAGTAAAGCACCTAAAAATCCAAACAAGTTTCCTGATCCAAAATCGGGCGCAAACGCTATAATGCGTATCGCTGATGCAAAGAAAAAGGGCTTTAAGGTAGAGAGTGCTGATTTGGGAAAGCCTGAAGGCTTCTTCTCTGAAGAGATGAATCCCACTGATCATGTTAGATTCAACAAAGAAACTAATATGTTCTGCGTATACGACAAAGATGGTAAGAAAGTATACGAAAGTGAGAAAGAAGAAGAAGCCAACAAATATGCAACCGATAATCACGATGCTTTAATGGGCAAAAGCGACTTAGCAGAAGTTAGAGGTAAGTTGAATAAGAAGGGCGAAATCGAAATGACTAAAGCAAACTTTGCTAAGGTTCATAAAGATTACAAGACTAAGATCAAGGGACAGCCATATGCTATGCAAATTGATCCTAAGTCTGGTGGCTCTGCTTTATTCCCAGTTAAGTTTATCAAAGAGTCTGTAGAACTTGAAGAATCAATAGATGACACTTTAAAGAAAATTAGAAAGCTAGGTGGTAGTGTTTTTACTGATAAACTAACAAGTAAATCAGATAAGACGCCAGCTCGATTAGCTTCTCAAACAAGAGGTAAGAAAACAGTTTACTTCGTAGTCACTGATGGTGGTTATAAAGAATATAAAGACTTAGGAGCCGTTAAGAAAGATTTTACGATTCCAGGTAATGCTGTTGATACTAAAATTGCGTTTGACCTTATGTCTATGCAAGGTGATGGTGATGCTTCAGATATCATTGATACTGTATTAAACAAATACAAAATCAATATTTCTAAGTTAGATAAGATTGTTAAGAACAACTTGGGTGCTAAGTCGGTAAATGACTTCTTAAAGGAGTCTGTTGAACTTGATGAAGCTAAATCTTCATCTGGTTACGATTTATACCACAGAGACTTCTCTGGTGCTATGCAACACGCATACGCATTCGCTAAGAAGAAGGGGTTTATCGTAGACAAAGATGAGATTGACTCTAAAGTTGCAATGGGGCCTAAACGACCATCTTCTGGTAAGACTAACAAGTATATCTTAGGCACTAACAAGAAGAAGAATGTCCATGTTCAGGTTGCTAATCTTGACAACAAGCGTTATGAACTGAATATGTATATTGAGTCACTAGGATCTGAAGACGAAAGCAAAGTAAAAGAGATCATTGGTAAACTGAAAGGTGCATCAAAGGCTCATGCAGGACAAGCTAAAGACTTAGAGAAAGCACTGAACGAAGCACCAATCACTGGTATTCAAGGCAAAGATAACAAGAAGTATTCTATTGAATTAGATAAAAGTGGTCGTAAAGTAATGGTACGCACCAAGAATCAATTCGGTGACATCAAGACAATCAGTTTGAAGCAAGCGGCTAAGTTGTTTGAAGCATCTGATCTTGAAGAGAAGAAAATTGACCCTGCTGACATGGATGACATGAAAGCAACTAAGGGTGATAAAGAATCAGCTAAAATGAACATCATTGTTCAATTGCGTAAAGCGGCTGACGTAAAAGGAAATCTGGATATTGTATTCGCAGATGGTAAGAAACAAAAGCTACCTGTAAACATAATCAAGATTGCTTTAGACAAGTATAATAGCTTCAGAAAGCCAGCAACTAAGAAAAAATTAGTTGATGGTATGACAAAATCATACAGAAGTATGCTACAAACACTGAAAACTATTAAAGAATACTCTGAAGAAGCAGAGTCAAAAGAGTCTTAATTATAAATATAACAATATTCATTTAGAAAATAACAGGAGAAACAAAATGAGTTTATGGGGATTAACCGATAATTTGGCAGGTGCGCCAAAATGGCTTACACCAACTACTTCAGTAGCACCAGCAGGATTTGCTACAAGTTCACCATTTCATGTGACAATTGCAAATCATTCGTTCACATCTGGTGATCAGGTAACTTTAACCAACTCAGGTGGTACAGCATTAGCAGGTGCTCAAGTCGGTAACGGTATCAAATATGTTAAAGTTATCAACGCAAGCGAAATTCAATTATTCGCAAATGTTGATCTATCAACTGACCGATGCGAACCAAGTGGTCAAGGTGTTGGAGATCATACTTTACAAGTAACGCCTAGCGATGTATACTTCATTGATAGCACAGAAGCAACATTGAAAGCTAACCAAGACAAGGGCTTTGATGCTCCAGGTTGGTATCAATATAGCACTTACACTGATGCTAGTAGCAGTGTTCGTCACAAAGCAGAACTATTATGTGCATTCGGTGACGGTAATGCTACTGCCGCAGGCGATACCGGTGTTGATGCTACTGATGATGCTGTTGCATTCGATAGAGAAATCACTATCACAAGCGTTTCTGCGCCTGCAGTTGATATTGCGAATGATGCCAACATCGTAGCTACTGTTGTAGCAACTAAGTCTGGTGCTTCTGGTGGAACAATTACTTTCCAATGGCAGAAGTCTACCGATAACGGAGCAAACTTCACTAACATTAGTGCTGACTCAACTTACACTAATGTAACTACTGCTGTACTAACAGTAACTGGTGCCAATGTAAGTGACAAGGCTGGTGAACAGTATCGCTGTGTTTGTTCGTTAGCACTAGCGCAAACAAGAACTTCATTGCCAGTAATCGCTACACAGTCATAATAGTACATCATTATTTTAGTTATAAATATATCAGAGAGCAGATAATCGCTCTCTGGTATAATAACTAAAGGTGAATAATGATGAAACTTGATGAAGAAAGTTTTCTGTTGTTTGCGGCTAAGTATTATGATATACGAATGGCTGCCTCATCAGAAGAGTTCTATGACGATCTAAGGAGATTTCAACATCTCAAGAGATTGTTTAAACGATATGAAGAAGACGATGATCTTAAAGTAAGGTTAATACTTAATCACTTAACTGTGATCTATAACTGCTTTGGTGCAGGTGCTACAACGATGCTTTTCTTTAGACTAGCAGAGTATCATAAGTGTCTGAAGCCATTTGTAATCATGTTGGGCTATATGCCTGATGTTATAGAGTATAGTGATACTAGAATCATTACGTCCGAAATACCATTAGATCAAACGATAGTAGACGAGTTAAGGAAATTATGATAGTTGATTTATTTTTAGTCTTTAATTTTATTAAGAGGCTCAGTACTCCCTTCAATAAATGGGATGCGTATAAACTCGGAATTATTGACGAGAAGGGTAATCAACTCATCAAGAGAAAAGACTTTACTAAGCGAGATCAGAAAGATGCTTTTGGTATCTTTGATATTATGATAATGAAGTTAAAAAGATTACTAGAAAAAATACCTGGTGGTAAATCACGCATTGGCTCTTATGCGGCTGCCTTATATCTAATCAAAGAGCAACAGAGTATAGAAAAGGGTGGCATTGAACTTGCCGAGTCTTTTGATGAAGTTACTCTCGAAGAAAAATTAAAGCAGTATATTGAGACTGTCAAACTTCAAACTATGGATATTGACGAACTGTTTGAAAACTTATTTGATGAAGATGTACCTGCAAATAGTACAGCTAATGTTGCTGGCGCAGGATCTGGTGAGACAGTAGTAAGTCCATCAGCCGCAGAAAAGTATAAGAAGAAAAACAAATCCTTCAAGGGATTCAGACGCTCAATAAAGGTTTAATAGGAAAATGGCAGAAATAAACGGTTTAAATGCTGTGAAGACTGATGTAGAAATTTTAAAGAAAGATGTATCTAACATTCAAGGTCTCCTCGGCAAAGTCGATGATGCTATCGATAAGATTGCTGACGCATCTAATGGGATCTCACAAATTCTCGCAGTACACCAAAGCAAAATAGATGGTACAGCAGACGACATCAGCACACTTGCTAGGGCATCTGAAAAATCAGACGAACTACTTCACCAAAGAATCAAAGAGAAAGATCAAGAGCAGAAAGACCTTGCTAACGAGAATCACGAATCGCTTATGGATTTTCTTAAAGACCACGATGATCGATCTATTGTATCATTAGAAGAGATATACAAACGAATCAGAGTGTTAGAGCAATGGAAATGGGTTGTTGTTGGTGGTGCGGCAGCCATTGTCTATCTACTATCAGAGTCAAATATTCTCGAACAAATAGGATAAAAAGACTTGACAAATCTCTGAAATAGTGTATAATAGATTTATCGACTAACACTATACTATTGGAGATTTATGAACGCAACAGACCTAAAGTATGCAGGCATTCTGTCTACACGCCTAGAAAGATACTCAGTTAAAGAAAACTCCCCATATCGAGCAAACTGTCGATGTCCAATCTGTGGCGACTCACAGAAGTCAAAACTCAAAGCAAGAGGGTGGATACTAGAGAAAGATAATAGTGCTATCTATTATTGTCATAACTGTGGTGCTTCTCTTGGTATGCGTAACTTTCTCAAAGCAGTCGATCATAATCTGTACAACGAGTACATCATCGACACAGCACTCGATAAGAAGGCAAGACGAGAACTCTTCAACCCTCCAAAAGAAGATGTCAAACCACTCGATACTCTAGTGATGAAAGCACCAAACTTCAAGAAGAAGGGCTCACCATTACTCAAGATTAAGAAAGTTTCCTCGCTTAATCATGACCATAAAGCTAAACTTTATATCGAGAATAGGCAAATACCTTCCTCAATGCAGTATAAATTATACTATGCTTCTAAATTTAACGAGTGGGTAAATTCTATTCTGCCGGGCAAGTTACCAACGCTTGAGCATGATAGCCCAAGACTCGTTATGCCATTCATAGACAAGAGTGGTAATATGTTTGGATTCAACGCAAGAGCATTTAGAGATAATGAGTTACGCTATATAACT